CCAATGCCTGCTTCTGAATTAAAATCGAATGTTCAGAGCGAGGAAAAGGCTGCGACCGAGATATCCGCACTGGAAGCAAAGAGGGGTGTGACCTCCCCTTGTCCATGTGCATACCGTGTTCGTTTAACACGAGGATTATCTCGGACCTATGGTAGTAGGGTAAACTCCACCGCAGATGAGAGAAAAGACTTGCTGTGTATAACATCAGCAATATCGCTAATCATTCAAACATCGGAATCGTTTGGTTTCCGGTTGAATGAAGATCAGGATTTCTCTCTCACGGAGCAGTGGTTCGGACTATTTCGATTACTACAGAAGAAGGAAAAGACACCCATGAATTGGGCAAAATTAGTTAAATATAAAATTGTCGCCTTCTATTCTGTAGAAAAGGAGGTTGAATTACCTGAGGCTTTATTTGAAGATCAACATGATAAGCCTGGTATCCTCCTTGGGGGGAGATGGATTAGATGGTACAGATTATTTCGTCGAACATCTTGTGAAATATGTTTAAATAGTTTCTTGTGTTCTCTGTTACAAGGTGTAAAGAGAGGTTGTGAGGTTGTATCTCAATGTGCACTTAAGAAAGCTGCTCAGGATACTTTTAAGGACCTTACAACTCAACCCAAGATTCCTAAACAAGTTTATCTTGATATATTTAATTCAAGGGTTGTTGTTACACAACAAGATGTTAAGGACGAGATTGATAAGACTGTAAAGGAACTTTTTCCTCAGGGTTGTTTTAAACCTGAGGATTATGTACTGACGGGTATACCCAGTACATCCGCATCCCATGATTGTGCCAGAGGGCATGGGGGCTCATTCAATGAAGTATTATCATGTTTGAAACGGTTTGAAAAATTCAATCCGTTGGCGAAGTACGCCGATGAGCTTTCTGCCTTTAGTGTTGAAGACTCCCTTCTTTGGGATGATTCGGCATTTTGGTTTTGTGATGGAGTCTGCATGGGATGGGAAGGTGGTCGACGTTTGAAGTGGTCGCCACGAGCCATGGGCCGCATTGACGACTGTGATAGTTGTCGTGGCCACATAGGCTCTTTCGTTCAGAAGAAAGTCTTCGTTCACTTACCACGTTATAGTGATAGATTACTTAATGACCTTCTTTTTTTTAATCATGTTTATACTGAACGGAAGACGAAAATTGTTCCTTTAGCTGAGGCGTTAAAAGTTCGTGTTATCACGAAGGGTCCTGCGTTAGCGAGTTATCTCGCTGTTCCTTTTCAGAAATTCCTCCATAAGAGGTTAAGGAACCATAAGATTACGCAGTTGATAGGAACGCCTGTTACGGAGAGAATCTTGGAACAGCAATTAGGTCGTTTATTAAAGAACGAGAAATGGCTGAATGGAGATTATAAAGATGCAACGAATAAGATGTTTTCTTATATATCTGATGAGATTGTAAACTCATTAATAGATCGCATTCTCTCCTCTTCATTTCCATGGATCACTGAAATTTATATTCAGAAATTATTTAAGGACCTTTTGACAGGTCATTTGATAGAAGATCCAGATAATGAAGGGAGTTATCTCCCGCAATCCAATGGGCAATTAATGGGAAGTGTTTTATCCTTCCCGATTTTATGTATTGCCAATTTAGTTCTCTGCCGTATGTCTTACCAAATAGGTCACCAAGGACAGCGCGTGAATCTTAATAAGATTCCGTTGCTTATTAATGGAGATGATTGTGTTTTTCCGGCTACAAAAGAAGTAGAGTATTCCTGGCGAATATTAAGCCTTTTATTTGGTTAACTCCTTCTTTAGGAAAGGTGTACTTCACAAATGATTTTGTAAACATTAATAGTACTACCTTTCTTTATCGTCCAGGTTATAGTTGCCTTGAAAAGGGTGAATATTTCTGGACAAAACCCCTTATGAAACGTTTCGTACGAATTTATCATGTTAATTGGGGTTTAATTCTCTTGAAAAAGAGATCTGGTTTAGGTATTAATATGGAAGATACTTTTTCAAAGTTTTCCAACCTATCTAGTTTTAGCCGTGATCTCCTTGAGTCGATTCCCGTGAAACAAGCCGATGAATATTATCGTTTCTTTTTACGAAATTATCAGGCTTTTTCTGATGTGATTTCTATTCGACTTCCTTGGTTTGTTCCGCGTATCTATGGTGGGGTGGGCATAGTCCCTTTTGGACAATATGGCCCTTCCCCCTTAGATAAGACAGTTGTTGAGATGATAAGGGGAAAATTTAACTTCCGCGTTAATGATAAAGATGTTGTTTGGAAATTCGAAGAATTGTTCCAAACTGCGGTTGAAAATGTGACTCTTGAAGAGTCCCCCCTCGAAAATAATGCGTATCGCGATTTTTGTCAGCTTGAATTTATTAAGGCTGTTTGCGATATATCTACTGTCTTTAATAGTAGACCGGGTTATAGCGGTCTCCGCCTTCTAAGGCGTGCGGAAAAGATTTGGAAATGTACCATGCATCATGTGAAGCACCTCACAAAAAGTGATTTTAATATGTGGGCTTCACTTGAAGATCCATCTCCTGTGGTTGTAGTCCGACAACCTGAAACATAGGCGGAAAGGTATTCCTATGTTATGGCCAATGTAGGGTGAACCGGAGTTTAAAGACTTCCATTTAAAGGTTCCCTCAGCCAAGATAACTGGTACCTTGGAGGAGTGTTGTATAACTGATCCCCTGAATGGACCATTGTGGCGCTCGCGACCTCGTATGTGAGATATTTATCTTGCGAGGAGGTGTAAATAGTTGCGTAGAAATTGGTTTGGCACGATTTGAATAAATAATTTCAAAGGCCAATTAAACCCTTTCTCCGTATATAACCGCGGCGGCCGTCGTACGGATTGTTCTCTTTCCTTCTCAGCCAGTAACCTTACCGTAAAGCAAGTCGTTTTAGACTGTGCAGGTTAGGATTATAGCTGGTTGGTGATTGTATGAGGATAATCAACGTGACCCATAGTAGGATCAGTATATTTAGACGATCAGCCCC